GCACAGGAAGCGTTCACGGCCCGTTACAACCATGAAACGATTGCCATGGGTTATGCGATCACGGAAGAAGCCATGGAGGACAACCTCTATGACTCGCTCTCGTCGCGCTACACCAAGGCTCTCGCTCGTGCGATGGCGTACACGAAGCAAGTTAAGGCGGCCTATCCGCTGAACGCTGGCTTCAGCGCCTACCAGTCAGGCGACGGCGTTTCGCTGTTCAACACCAGCCACCCCTTGGTGTCCGGTGGTGTGAACTCGAACCGTCCGACGGTTGGCGTGGACTTGAACGAGACCTCGCTCGAAGCTGCGGTCATTCAGATTGCCGATTGGACTGACGAGCGTGGGCTGCTTATCGCTGCCCGTCCTCGCAAGCTCGTCGTGCCGCCTGATTTGATGTTCGTTGCCCAGCGCATCCTCGCGACGGAACTCCGTCCGGCGACCGCTGATAACGACATCAACGCCCTGCGTTCGATGGGTGTTGTTCCGGAAGGGTTCTCTGTGAACCACTACCTGACCGACACTAACGCCTGGTTCCTCATGACCGACGTGCCGAATGGTATGAAGCACTTTGTCCGCGCTCCGCTTGAGACGAGCATGGACGGAGACTTCGACACCGGCAACGTTCGTTACAAGGCCCGTGAGCGTTATTCGTTCGGCGTCAGCGATCCCCTCGGTATTTGGGGTTCGCCGGGCGCTTCCTGATAAAGGAGCGAATGGAGGGGGCGGGTTTCCGCCCCCTTCTTTTCCTAGATTAATTCCCATATCAGACAGGCTAGGCTGACGACATGCAGACGGATATGGGTATCTCGCATGTGAGGAAAATGAAATGAGTTTGACTACTTTTTCTGGCCCGGTTAAGTCCGAGGCTGGCTTTATTGGCCCGAACGCTAACACGACTTTGACGGCAGCTTCGACGCTGACGGCTGAGGATAGCGGTCGCGTGTTTTTCTTGAACTCTGCCACGGAGTTTGCCACGACCCTGCCGGAGCCGGCAGCGGGTCTTTCGTTCTCGTTCATCGTTAAGGCAGCCCCGTCGGGCGCTAGCTATACGATCGTGACGGGCAGCAGCGCCAACATTATCAAGGGCGTTCAGTTCACCGCGCAGGATGCCGGTGGCTCTGGCGACTCTGGCACGGCTGACGACACCATCACGTTCGTGGATGGTCAGGCAGTGGCTGGTGATCGCGTAGACTTGATCTGCGACGGCACGAACTGGTTTGCCTATGGCTTCACCAAGCTCGTGGCTGCGTTGACTTTCACGCAAGCTAGCTAATACAGCTATAAGATAGGGGGCGGATAACGCCCCCTGTTTTTATCGGAGAGACACATGGCAGATGCAGTTGCATCGCAGACACTGATCGATGGCGACCGTGTTGCGATTCTGAAGTTAACAAATATTAGCGATGGCACTGGTGAGACTGGTGTTGTCAAAGTGGATGTATCTGCCTTGGCGGCCCCGGCTGGCAAGGTATGCACGTCCGTTGCGCTTGATCGCATTTACGCCTCCACTGTCGGTATGGGCGTTGACATCCTATGGGATGCGACGACTGACGTAGTGGCAATGACCCTTGGCCCGGATCAGTATTACGAATATAACTTCGATGATATTGGCGGCCTTTGGAATAATGCCGGCGCCGGCAAGACAGGCGATGTATTGTTCACCACAGTTGGCGCATCAGCAGGCGATCGTTACACGATCATCCTGTATGTGACCAAGAAGTACACCTAATGGTTAAGGGCGTTAAGAGGCTGCCGTCTGGCGGCATCGAGTATCGGGGAGAAAAGTTCTCCGGATTCAACAAGCCAAAGAACGCTCCTGCTGGCGACACTCACAAGAAGGTGGTGCTGGCAAAGAAAGGTGATAAGGTAAAACTAGTTCGGTTTGGACGGAGAGGTTATGGCCACAACTACTCGCCGGAAGCGCGGAAAAATTACCTCGCGCGTAGCGCGGGGATCAAAGGCAAAGGTGGTCGTCCCACCGCCAGTGATCCATTCTCAGCCAACTACTGGGCTAGAAAAGTTCTTTGGGCAGGTTCTGGCGGAAGTAAGGCTTCGCCTCCTGGTGGTTCTCGCTTTCGTAAAAAGTAAGCTGCCATGAACAGAGGAAATATGAAACAAGAGATTATGAAAGCTCCTGCTTCGCCCAAGGCGAAGAAGAAAGTGGAGAAGGTAATGGGCGAGTTTAAGCGTGGCAAGCTGAAGTCCGGTTCTGGACAGAAAGTAAAAAGCCGCGACCAAGCCGTTGCTATCGCTTTATCAGAAGCCCGTGGCGCCATGCAGCGCAAGTACGGCGGAAAAGGCATCACGATGTACAAGGACTCTGCCACTCGTCGCTTTGGCGATGCGATGGAAGATCCTCGCAAGCCGGGTGCTGGCATGCGTAATGCCGGTCGCTACATTATGGAAGGCGATCGTGGCCCGAAGTACACGGAAAAGGAAAAGGCAGCCATGCAGGCTGTCAAGGACGCTGAGATGACCCGCAAGATGCAGGAAGCTCGTAAGCGTTTCTACAGCCAAGGTAAATAGGAGATATCGAGATGATGAATTGTCGTGGTATGGGTGCTGTGACGAAGAAGGGCAATAAGCCCATCGTGCTGGCAAAAGGCAAGAAAGTGCCGAACAAGATGATGGGCGGCAAGAAAGTTCCTGGCTACATGGCTGGCATGGCTGTGAAGCGCAAGATGAAAGGGAAGAGCTGCTAAGTGACCACCAGCGCAACAGCGACGTTTAACCTCGATCTCAACGCCATCGTTGAAGAGGCGTTTGAGCGTTGTGGCGCTGAACTCAGATCGGGCTACGACTTGCGGACTGCGCGGCGTAGCCTGAATCTGATGCTGTTGGAGTGGGCCAATCGCGGAGTTAATCTCTGGACGATTGAGCAAGGCAGTCAAGTTTTGACGCCTGGCGCTGCCACATACAATTTGCCTGTAGACACTGTGGATTTGCTTGAGCATGTCATCCGCACTGGCACTGGGCAGAACCAAACTGATATCGATATCACTCGAATTTCAGTCAGCACGTTTGCCTCGATCCCCAACAAGACGGCTCAAGGCCGTCCAATTCAAGTCTGGATTGACCGTAAGTCAGGGCAGACAAGTGCCGCTAGCGTTGTGCAATACCCGACGTTTACGGTGTGGCCAGTTCCTGATAGCAGCCAGACTTATACGTTTGTGTACTGGCGGCTTCGCCGTATGCTCGATGCCGGCACTGGTGTTACAAATCAGGATATCCCATTCCGATTCCTGCCCTGTCTAGTGGCAGGCCTTGCTTACTTCATGTCGGTGAAGATTGCCCCAGATCGGATGGTAGCTTTGAAAGCTATGTACGATGAAAGCTGGGAGCTAGCCGCTGGAGAGGATCGAGAGAAGGCGGCAGTTCGCTTTGTGCCTCGGCAGCAGTTCCTGACGGGCTGATAGATGCCGACACCCTTTGCTTCTGGCAAGCATTCGATTGCGGAATGCGATCGGTGCGGGTTTCAATACCGACTGAGCGAGTTAAAAGAACTCGTTATCAAGACTCAGAATGTCAACATTCTGGTTTGCGAAGAATGCTGGGAGCCAGATCAACCGCAGCTTTCGCTTGGCATGTATCCGGTTGAAGACCCGCAAGCGGTTAGAAACCCAAGACCTGACACGAGCTACTATAATGTCGGCGCTAATGGCGCAGGCGGCAGTCGTGTTATCCAATGGGGATGGAACCCTGTAGGCGGCGCTAGAGCATGGGATAATGGCCTGACGCCTAATGACTTAGTGGCTACGGGGGCAGTTGGCTCCGTCACCATATCTACGAATTGAGAGAGATATGAATTACACGCAGTTGAGCCAAGCCATTCAGGAATACTGCCAAACGACGGAAACCTCGTTTGTGGCAAATATTCCTACGTTTGTCCAGCAGGCCGAAAAGCGAATCTACAATACGATTCAGTTCCCGTCTCTTCGAAAGAACGTGACTGGAACAACCTCGTCTGGCAATAAATACTTGGCATGCCCGAATGACTTCTTAGCGCCGTATTCTTTAGCGGTGATACTGGCTGATGGCAGCTATGAGTATCTTCTGAATAAAGATGTGAACTTTATTCGAGAGTCTTATCCAACCCCTGCCTCAACCGGAACTCCGGCCTACTACGCGCTGTTTGGTTCTAGGTCTGATGAAGCCAATGAGCTGACATTTATTCTAGGCCCAACGCCAAATTCAGCTTACTCAATGGAACTGCATTATTTCTTCTACCCACAGTCCATCGTTACGTCAGGTACAAGTTGGCTTGGTGATAACTTTGATCCAGTTCTTTTGTATGGCTCTTTAGTCGAGGCTTATACCTACTTAAAGGGTGATCCCGACATGATGACCCAGTACGAGAATAAGTACAAAGAGGCTGTACTACTTGCCAAGAGACTTGGTGATGGCATGGAGCGTCAAGATGCGTATCGTTCTGGTCAAGCGAGAGTGCCGGTAGGATGAGTGGATTTAGTGGCGGCATGCAGATTGGCCCAGTCAATGTGTTTACGACGCAGAACCGTGGCTTTACTGCTGAAGAGATTGCAGACAGAGCTTTAGACAAAATCATCTATGTCGGTGAGCAGAGTCATCCAGCCATTATTCAGCAGGCTCAAGCGTACAAAGAGCATATTCGGCTGGTTTTAATTAAGTACTTAAAAGAGGCTCAGCAAAGCGAACGCACGACTATTTGTGCGAAGTTGTCCACGCAGGGCCACGTTGATTTAGCAAAGATCATAGGAGAACTTTAGTGGCAATTTCCCAAGCAATGGCGACCAGCTTCAAGGTCGAAATTCTTAATGGCATTCATGCTTTTGGAACTACGGTAACTCGCGGCTCTACAACTGCCGATACGTTCAAGATCGCCCTATACACTTCGTCTGCAACGCTTGGCGCTTCAACGACAGCGTATTCGGTAACAAACGAAGTATCTGGAACTGGCTACACTGCCGGCGGCAATACGCTGACGGTTTCGCAAGTCCCGACTTCAAGCGGCACGACAGCGTTTCTTGACTTCGCTGACACGACTTGGACAACTGCTACGATCACTGCCAATGGCGCATTGATCTATAACAGCACTCAGTCCAACAAAGCAGTGGCCGTGCTGGCATTCGGCGGCGACAAAACCTCCACTGCCGGCGATTTCACGATTCAGTTCCCGACTGCCGACGCTTCGAACGCGATCATTCGCATCGCTTAAATAGGCAAACCCAGTGGCTACAGGCTGGGGTTTAGGTGGCTGGGGCGAATCCGGTTGGGGTTCGGTCAATAACGTCACCGTTGCCTTCGAGGGCTGGAACGCATCAGGTGTTGCCTGGGGCGATCAGGGCTGGGGAGAAGGCCATACCAATGCAACTGGAACAGGCGCCGTAGGCACTGTTACGGTTATTGCGGTTCTCAATACGCTTGTCGAAGTCACCGGAGTATCGGCAACCAGCGCGTTAGGCTCTATCACTGTAGAGACCGACCAGATACTGGCCGTTAGCGGACTACAAGCTGATGGCAATACTGGAACCGTTCTTGTTTCTGGTAACGGCCTTGTAGAGGCTAGTGGCGTATCTGCCACCAACACCTCCGGTTCTGTAACCGTACTGACCCAGCAGATCATCCATGTCACTGGGGAAGTGGGAACTGCCTCGGCTGGCGATGTCGTTGTTTCTGCAAATGCGCTAATCACTTCTACCGGAGTCAGCGCAACCGGGGATACGGGCAGTGTTTCGGTTGAAACCGATCAAGTTCTGGAAGTCACTGGGCTTGAGGCAACATCGGCAGTTGGCACTGTCTCTATTGCTCTAGGCTTTACGGTTTATGCAACCGGCGTTCAGTCAACTGTTTCCGCAGGGACGGTTAATGTCTCTGGGGCAAGCAACGTCATACTGGCGTCCGGGGTTCAGGCTCAAGGGTTTATTGGTTATTACAATATCTGGTCGTTAATTGATAATGATCAGAATCCGTCTTGGCAAGACATTGGCACTTCACAATCCGCGAATTGGGTTAATATATCGAACGCCCAGTCGCCCAATTGGACGCAGATTGCTGCATAGGGGTAATTGAATGGCAACTTATAGCAACCTTGGTATCAAGCTGATCACGACAGGTGATGAAAGCGGAACTTGGGGTACCAGCACCAATAACAATTTCTCGGATGTTATTGATGAAGCCATCGCGGGCGTTGTTACATATAACATCGGAACTGACGCCAACTTTACGCTAACCGTATCTGATGCCACTTCGAGTGATGCCAGACACGCCGTTATCAAGTTTACGTCCACCACGCTGTCAGCAACTCGAACCTGTACGTTTGCCCCTGACGATCTGCAGAAGATTTGGGTTGTTATTAACTCGACGACTGGTGGGCAGTCTCTTACGTTTAAGCAGGGTTCCGCTGGCGCCACAGTAACGGTTGCCAATGGTGAGAGCGCCATCATCTACTCCGATGGTGCAGGGGCCAGCGCAGGCGCTATTACGAGGGTTCTAGACTCATTTACTGCCACTGCCGTTAATGCTACGACGGTGGACACGACCAATCTTGAAGTAACTAACGTCAAGGCGAAGGACGGCACGTCAGCTCTTTCTATTGCCAACTCAACTGGCAAGGTGACGGTTTC